GTGAGAATATAACCTGCTTTCTCTGCTCCAGCAATAATGCCAGTTGTGGAGAAATCACCTGCATCAGCAATTGACGACATAAAAAGTTGGCATGCAAAATTGTTAATTGCAGTGGTAATAGTGGATCCGGAGTAAAGGAAAGGGGTCTTAGGTTGAAGCTCGACGTACTGCCGAGGGTCGTCAACAGAGTAAACACGAACGGGTGTGAAACATTGCTCTATCAACAACGCAACAGTGGAGTGTGTACGCGCGGGGAAAAGCATCGCAAAGGCTTGAAACACGGCGGGGCCATGTGAGCCATCACAACTGCTTATATCCAAATTATACATTTTAACTCCATCGGCTGTACGAACGGAGAGACAGCTATCATCGGAAAAATAAACAAAATAATACAACCCAGGGGGATCAATGAGCTTTTCAAAAATACTGACTAAATGAAAAGGCTCAGGGCTCTTACAGAACTCCATATGTCCGCCGCCATAGGCCACAATTTCGCTTGCCTGCGCTGTCTTGAGGAATTCAATGATACGAAACCCCAATAATGAGGCCTCAGTACCATAATCCCCAATAATGCGCGGGTACTTCTCCGGTTTAGCAAACTCATCCGGCTTCTCCTTACCAGTAACGGCACGCTCGATCCAAGTTGGAGACGTGAAGAAACGCCCATCAGCTACCATGTTAACATAGGCATCAATACGCAACAACCGCTTTGGATGAGGGTCGGCATGATGTTCTCTAGCTTCCGTAACATGGTCAGTGTAATCACTGAAATAAGGGTAATACAACCCAGCTAAAAAGGCAACGTACTGGTCGCGACCCATACAGAATTGTTTCTGATTGTCAAACAATAACATGTCAAATCCGGGGCGTTCAGGTTGCCGACGACACAAAAGACGCCGCAAAGCGAGTCTAACATTGTTATTGGACACAGAATAAATGACACCGGTGTGGGACACCGCAGGGCCAAAACAAGTCCTGTATCTCTTATCGGGGCTCGGGCGGTCGCCAGGAGGAAAGCGAATCTCACCATCCCGAAAGAATTGTTTACCGCGCGTTACAACAAATCTGTGGTTGAAGACAAACAACTTATCTACATCACAGTTTTGTGTAAAGATGCGGAAGGGGCCGTCCGATCGAGGAATCGCAAGCTTAGCCCCCATTTCCGAAAAGCCGGTGTAGTCCGAAGACTAACCGGCATCGCCAGATTGGTGTGAATGTCTCGAATGTACATCTGATTCAATGCACATGAGATAGTGTTTATCAAAATTTGAGGCTCAAGATACCACTGAGGACCATACAATCCCCCATCAGCATCTTCAAACTTGGACGTAAGGTAATGCAAAAGTGAAGGCGTGTAATCGATGGTCTCACCATCACGCCTCAACACTCTCGCAGTAACCACATCCCGATGACACAAGAGCGCTTTAAGCAAATTAACAAACACTCGAGACCGAGTCGCATGTGTAAAGACTTTGACGTAATTATTGACGCCGGTAAGATAACCGCGCTTAGCAATAATCTTCTTGGTGTGTGAAATGCGCACATTCTCGAGGGAGGTCATTTCGACCTCTTGAACCTCAGCAAGAAAGCGCTCTCTCCAGTCATTGACCAAGACTGTCTCATCTTTCGTGGTGAAAGGCAAATGTTTGGCAATGGCATGCCAAAAATTCCAAAAAGT